TGGATTTACAAGTCACACCATCGTTGGGATTTGCTGCGCTTGTACCCTACAATTCAAAGAATGGAAAGGTAGCCCAGTTTCAGGTCATGTCAAAAGGGCTTATCCAGCTTGCATTACGGTCAGGGCAATTCAGGTCAATCAACGTTACGGAGATTTACGAGGGCGAATTCGGATTTGAAAATCGCCTGACTGGCGAGATCAACCTGTCGGGTGAAAGGAAATCTGATAAGATTATCGGCTATGCAGCATACTTTGAGCTTTTAAACGGGTTTTGCAAGTCATTATACATGACCGTAGATAAGGTAAGGGAACACGGGAAAAGGTACAGTAAGACTTATACATCGCCTGCCTCACCGTGGGTAACAAACTTTGATGCAATGGCCAAAAAGACTGTTTTAAAGCTATTGTTGTCACGCTATGCCCCTCTTTCTGTTCAGATGCAGTCAGCTATCAGCAGGGATCAAAGTGTGCTTAAAACTGACGAAAACCTTGAAATCGGTGAAATTCTTTATGAGGATTATGGCGAAGTGGCCACATCTGAACTTGATGAAGAAGTCACGGCCACCCGAAGGACACAGAAAAAAGAAGAACCACAAACGACCGAAAATAAATAAGTGATGGAACAGCGAACACAAGAATGGCGAGAAATAAGGCGTGGACGTTTCACTGCAAGTGAAATCCACAAACTGATCGGAACCGGTGTAAAACCGTCAAAGTTCGGTGAGAAATTGTCCGATTGGACGGACACGGCACAAAACTACATCCTTTCCAAAGTGGCTGAATATTTCAGTGAACAGGATCAGGAAATCACATCACGGGAAATGCAATGGGGAACAGATCACGAACCCGAAGCAAGGGCTTATTACGAAGGGGTGTTTAAAGAACAGGTCGAAGAAGTTGGATTCATATTGTGGCCTGCTAACCCGCTTTGCGGATGCTCTCCCGACGGGATTGTAACATCAAAAAACCGAGGTATAGAGATAAAATGCCCCTTTACCCTCAATGCTCATATTGAATCGTTCCTGATCAAAGACAACACAACCTTCAAGTCCTATAAACCCCAGTATTACTGGCAGGTCATGTCATCCCTTCTCTTTACGGGATTTGATTCATGGGATTTTGTGTCCTATCACCCATTTTTCAAACCCGACAAACGTCTGACATCAATCGAGATATTGCCCTGTATCGCAGATTTTGAAATGCTTAAAGAAAGATTACAGGCTGCAACTATCGTACGTGAGAACCTGATCCGTGAAATAGAATTGTAATGCGGATAATCAGCCTTTCAAGCAAACTCATCTATGACATCCCGGTCAGTAAAAATGGCGAAAACCCAATGCCGTGCCCTGAATGTAGCAAGGACAGGAAACATAAAGACCACCGGTCATTTAGCTATAATGTTAAGGACGGTGTTGGGTTTTGCCACAACTGCAATTCGAGATTCGTTGAGTACAAACAAAAGGCTGACAAGGTTTATAAACTCCCCGAATGGAAAAACCGTACTGAACTTACAGATAAAGCCTTGCGGTGGTTCAACGGGCGTTGCATATCGGCTGAAACATTGAATAAGATGCACGTTTCGTCAGCGATGGAATATATGCCACAAACGGAAAAGAAAGAAAGCGTTGTATGCTTTCCATTTTACCGTGAAGGGCAGTTAGTCAACATCAAATATCGTGACGGGGCGAAGAATTTTAAGTTGTTCGGTGGTTCCGAACTACTGTTTTACAATTATGATGCCATATTAAACAACAAAGAATTGATCATTGTGGAAGGTGAGATTGATTGCCTTTCAATGATTGAGGCTGGTTTTGAAAACGTGGTAAGTGTACCAAATGGCGCGTCAGCAAAGGACTTGGAGTACCTGGACAACTGTTACGACAACTTGTCCGACATTAACCGATTTTATTTAGCCGTTGATAATGACCCGGCAGGGTACAGGTTGCGTGAAGAGCTTATTCGCAGGTTAGGTGCTGAACGGTGCAACGTGGTGTCGTTTGATGACTGCAAGGATGCTAACGAATACCTTGTAAAACATGGTGGGCTTGAATTGCGTGGAACGATAGCCCAATCAAGAGAAGTTCCCGTTGCCGGTATTTTCAGTCAGTCTGACATTTACGATGACATCTACAACCTTTACTTAAACGGTCTTCAGCCGGGTGTAAAGATCAATATGCCTGAGTTTGACAACCTGATAACTTGGGAAACGGGGCGATTGGCAGTTGTAACGGGTATCCCTGGTCATGGGAAAGGCGAACTTGTTGATTTTATCTTAGTCCGTCTCAACATATTACACGGATGGAAGGTGGCATATTATTCTCCTGAAAATTTCCCGATGGAGTTGCACTACTCAAAGATTGCAGCTAAGATAAGCGGGAAGGAGTTTGATTCACGGGTTATGTCTCAGAATGAGTTTGACCGGGTATTTGACCACGTTAACAACAACTTCTTTTTCATCTATCCAGAAGATGACGTCACCATTGAAAATATCCTTGAAAAAGCCAGGTACCTGGTTCGTAAAAATGGTATCAGGGTATTGGTGATAGACCCTTACAACAAACTGGAGCACAAGCGTGGCATAAAAGAATCCGAAACGGAATATATCAGCCGGTTCCTTGACCTTGTTTCATTGTTTGCAAAGCAGAATAATTGCTTGGTCGTATTGGTTGCTCATCCACGAAAGATGGAACGGATGAAGGACGATAAGAATAAGTTTGAAATACCAACGCTTTACGACATCAATGGTTCGGCGAACTTCTTTAACAAGACGGATTATGGGATGGTCATGTATCGTAATTTCTCTGAAAAATTAATCCTTGTGCGGATCTCCAAGGTAAAGTTCAAGCATTTAGGTGAAACTGGTGATATAAGCTTGGAGTATGAGAAATCGAGTGGTCGCCTATACCCGCATGGTTTTCAGCCAGACAGGGAGAATTATTTAACGAAGGATTGGCAGAAAGTCGAAGAAGCTGCCATTGATTTTACTTACGAAGAACCTCCATTTTAATAATAAAGGACAATGAGCACACGACCTCCGTGTATACCTATTCATGGCGATAATAAAAGAAAGAATAAAAAACAAAGAATTCGAGATTTTTGACAGCCCCTACTTCGAGATAAATGGACATCAATACGTTATCGTTGAAACAAAATCAATCGGACGTGGGTACTATAATACCATTGATGTAGTAAAAAACGACAAGGGCGAATACAAGGAATTTACACGAAAAGAATTACTTGAATACATAAAAAAATACACTAACCAAAAAACCTAAAATCATGGCAAATACAATTTTCCCCGGAGGGATCAGATGTTTCAGCAAGGGCCCCAATTCACCGGATTATGTAATGGCCAATGTTGTCATTACTCCTCAAGAATTCTACGATTGGCTGAAAGGAGATGGGGCACAATACCTTACCGAATACAACGGTAAAAAACAACTTCGTCTCTCGATGTTGGCCAATGACAAAGGGCCATATATTAAGGTCGATACATTTGTGCCAAAAAAGAAAGACCAACCACCGGATCAGGAACCCAAAAAGAAACACACGTTGCCACCGGACTTCGACCCTATCCAGAAACCAGTTAACGATGATCTGCCCTTCTGAGCATGGAAAAGTTTCACAAAAATATCGTTATTTACGGTGATCCGAAAGCTCAGAAACGCCACCGTAGTACAAGGGCAGGAAATTTCATCCGCCAGTATGACCCATCATCAAAAGACAAAGACGATTTTCTCTTAATGATGCAAAAAGAACGCCCCAGCGAACCGATATTAGGAGAAATGAAGCTTTATATCGTATTCTGTTTTTCACGCCCCAAATCGCATTACAGGACGGGAAAGAACGCAAATATGCTAAGGAATGATGTGCCAATATTTAATGCCCACAAGCCGGACATTGACAATCTTTTGAAATTCGTCATGGATGCAATGAATGGAGTTTTCTATAAGGATGACAGCCAGATTGTTGGTGTAGATATAAAGAAGCAATATTCCAATACTCCATGTACGCTTATAACCATAGAGGAGTTATGATCAAACCAGTGCCATACATACGTATTGCATACAGCACGTTGGAATTAGCGATGAGGAACTTGCAGGCGTATGCGGATCAACAGCTCTGTGAGGTCTGCATATACCGGGTTGAATATGGGAGGTTTGAAAAGAGGGTGGAATATCAATTCCGGTATATGTGTGAACTCATTGACAAACAAAGCGATAATATTGTTGCCAGTACAAAGCCCCGACACCGGGAGATTGCGCAAACACAAAGAAAGATCAAGGTGGATATGGGAGAAAGCATACTTTTTGATTATTTCATTGTTAGCCAATAACGTTTGATTGTATGAAAAGTTGCGGATTAAATGGTAGAACTTTTCAACCTACAACAAAAGTAAATTAGAATTACAAATTTACGGACTGCTACACACCCGCAATTTTTTATACCATGTGTTTAGCACCCGTTATTAATACTTGAAATTATGGCAGGTTGTTTTGGAAATCATCCAGTTGATAGATGGATGGAAGGTCAATTAAATCAATATCTTAATTCGGATACGGATAAATATAAATGTGAAGGATGCGATTTTGAGGCATTTGATGAAGATTGGGATTATGATGAGGAAACAAACGAATTAGTTTGTCCAAATTGCAATTTTCGTATCAAACTTTAATGGGTGCTAACGGAATGCAGGTATATACAGTTGCGTAAATAACAGATAAACTTAATTAAAAAAACAAAAGTATGAAAACAGAAGAAAGTAAAATAGAAGCACAACAGGGGCAATTGGATATACCTGTTGTTATGCCACGTATTTCTCATTTTACTGATGAAAATGGTAATAATGTAGATATATGTGCTGGCGGTATAAATGTAAGGTTAAAACGAGATGGAACTCACGAATATTTTAGAAGCTACGGATTTGCAGGTATAATGAAACTCACTCCTGTATATGTGGCATAACGTACGTGTATCTCTACAATTAATGATATATTTTGGAATTAATTCACTGTAAAATGGAAATCGAATAACGAAATTATGAATACAGAAAAAAGTATCAACGAAGAAAAAGGCAATGCCGTATTACCGCGTTTTTTTGATGTTAATGGCATGGAAATAACAGACGGTTGTGTAATATGGAATCCAGCAGACAAACACACCGAACAATCCGTAAAATTAATTGATGGTGAACTTTGGTTTGGTGCAAAAGGAACCAGTCAAAATGAAGGAAATGACTGGTGCAAACTTGATAAAAGATATGGAACTGAAAAGTTCTGGCTTATTGTGTCCTAAATGGGGCCCAACGGTTTGTGTATGAGCAGTGGCACTTGTACACACTTTCAAATTAGCACTAACTTATCCGTGCCATTGCTTATACACGGTGTTAGGCACAGTACATTTTAAATTCAAAATATATGGCAAAAATAAATTTAGATAAATATTACACATCAAAAGAACTTGCAAAATATTGTATTGATGTGGTAGATGGATTGGGATTAGGAATAACAGAAACCATAGAACCAAGTGCAGGGAATGGTAGTTTTAGTTTGCAAATATCAAATTGTATTGCATACGATTTAGAACCTGAACACGAAAGTATTATTAAACAAGACTTTCTGAAACTTGAATTACCTTATAAAAAAGGTAGGTTGTTTATTGGCAACCCACCATTCGGAACAAGAAATACGTTAAGTGTTGCTTTTTATAAACAATGTTGCAATATGGGAGATTATATTGCTTTTATATTACCTGTAAGCCAATACGATAACAATCAACAAATGTATGAGTTTGATTTGATACATTCAGAAGTATTACCATTGATTGAATATAGTGGAGTTGAATTATTGTGTTGTTTTAATGTATATAAAAGACCTGAAAATGGAATAAACATAAAACCAATTGATTATAAATTGAATGATGTATTTGTTGGCGAATACAGAAGGGGTGGTAGCTATAAAAAACCACAAACCTTTGATTTTGCAATGAATACTTATGGTGCAAGTATTGGCAAAGAAGTAAAAGAAATAGGAACATTTTGTCAAGAAAACTATGTGATAATTAAAAATGAAAATCACAGAGAAAGAATTTTAGAAATAATGAGAAACACGGATTGGAAAAATTTGTATCCATTTATTTCATCTCCTAAAATTCAGACTTGGAAGATTTATAAATACTTAAAAGAACAAATACCAAACTTAAACTAATGTGTCAACGAAGCACGGTCTTTGTATTGTGCCTAACGTATGTGTATCCATACTTGTAGTGATATATTTTAAAACGAAAAACAATTGCAATGATTAAGATACAGGAAAT